ACCGCCGTTCATTACGGCGGAAGTCGATGCCGTCGCTTGTGTGTTGGCGGAAATAGTGAAGGTATCCGCATTTGGCACCGCGCTAACTGCGTAGGTGCCGTCAATGGTGATACCTGCCGTTGAGGTTGGGATCGGGAAGGTAAATCTATTTCCGGCCACCAGCCCATTAGTAGGCAGAGTCACAGTGACAATCGGGCTGCCAGACGAGAATGCGAATTCTGGGACTGTTCCGGTGCCGGTTGCCGTTGACGTTGCTGCGTTAGCAAGCGTCAATGTATAACTTGTCGTGCCCGTGACGCTCGTGATCGGGTAAGTGCCTTGTAGGATAGCGCCGCCGACCGATACTGGCGTATTGAAGAATACGCTGTCGTAAATTGTGACGTTCGCGATATTTGGGTCGTTTACCTCGACCGTCGTATTGCCGCCCGTAGTCGAAAAATTCGCAGTAAAGTTTGACAGGTACGCAAGCGGAGTTACCTGCGAAATTGCAGTACCGTTGGCAATTACTGCAAGACCCGTCCCCGATCCTGCTGTTGCGACCGCTAGAAGTTTGTCCTCCTGCAAATCCTGCCACGCATGCATGGCGCGTGGCGTGCCGGAAAATGAGGTCGGGATATACTTTGCCCACCCTCCTAGCTTTTCAGGAAGACCGGCCCTGAAACGGATGAGATTGCACGACTGGATGGCCGACTGATTGAGTGATGGGGTGAACTCAGCGTTGACACCCGGGACTAGCGTCAGCCCGACAATGCCCATTAGCCGCCAGCACGAATCATGGTGATGCCGCCAACGTAACCGGGGGGGACGTTCGCCATGGGCGTTGCCGATCCACCCAAGGCAGCGGTGCCTGTCAACTGTGGGAGCGTAGCGGCATCGGTATTCCCGTTCGCGGCCACGTTAGCTGCGCCGCCACCGGCAATGTTAAGCGGACCGGCTCCGGGTGGAACGCTCGCCAGATATGCGCCGCCACCGCCAGATGCACTATGAACATGCGATCCCTGACCGGCTGGGATAACCACGTTCAAACTAATGTTGGGGAAGTACGCCTGAACCAATGTCAGGCCACTTGTGCCGCCACCGTTTAGGACAGAATCGCCGTTGAACCCGCCGGCCGTCGTCAGACGATTGGTTCCCTGATTGAGCGAAAACCTGGACCGGCCGCGAGCATCCGGCAACGTCGTCCCGCCAAGCTTTGCGTACAGGTACGGGTAGGTTACCTGCGAGAAAGACGCGCCGTCGCAATTCAAATACGGCGGCACTGTGCAAGCGGTCACCCATGCCGGGACAGTCGTCCCGCAATCGTCCCAATATCCACCAATCGGATGCGGCAGATTGCGATACTTCATATTCGTACCGTCTGCGAGAATGTCCCACGCATCCCCGGGCGGAAGCCCAATTTGATTCCCGCCAGCCGCCAAGCGCGCTGCAACGTAGAAATTACCCGTGCAGTTGTTCAGGACTGTCCACCAACCCGACACGTTGGGAAACAGCACAAGGACATTGGCCGTCAGCGTTCCGCTTAGAACAATTGTGCCGCACTGGTACTGGTCTACAGTCAGCGTGACATTCGTGTTCGACAACGCAACAGACGCCACGCCGCCAAGATTGTTGTCAATCAGGACGAAATTAGGATTGATATCGACCGCGCCCCATGTTCCGGGGTTAGCACCCGTTGCCGGCGTGCTGTAGCCGCGATTGGTCGTTGTGGTCATTGTTTATTCTCAAAAGGAAAACGGCCGCGGAATGGCGGTTGCAATTTATGGTATTTGGTTCGGTTAAGACGCGCGTGCATATTCTTTGTGGTGCTTTATCGCAGCATCACGATATGCGTCATGGGCTTCGCGTTCAGATTTGAAACTACCAAGATATATTTGCTTGCCATCGACAACAATTTGCGAATGCCACCGATTTCCGAACTCGTGATGAGTAAATGCACCCTTCAATCGTCCGGTCCGCCTCTTTTGAGTGCCGACGTTCCTAGCGTTTTGCCACCGCGTGGCCTGTCGCAGATTTTCAATTCGGTTGTCACATCCATCTAAATTGATGTGATCTAGTTCGTTACTCGGCCACGTTCCATAGACCAAAAACCATACGACATGATGAACATATAAATTCTTGCGCATGATATTGAGCGCACTGTATCCAGCCCTATCAGTTCCGGCTTTTTCCCCGACGCGAACATGGGTTCGCCATGGGCGTTTCTTCCATCTAACGCCGCCAATTTCTGGATCATATTCAAGATGTTCCTGAATATAAGACTCGCACCGCCGATACTTTTCTATATTTTTCTTCATTATCGATTTGATGTTGCTATTGGATTTGGAGAAAGAGAGCCCCACGCACCAGAAGCAAAGCGTTTGCGCTGCTCCTCAACATTAGCCGAGGAAAATAGTTTCTCATATTGAGCTTCCCACGATACCGCCATGCGAGGATCGTCAGCCTGTGCTCCCCAGTTTCTCATGTACCCCGACATGAAAATCATCGAGGCGGCGACAAACAAATCAGGTAAGTACAAGGTCAGGTAGGTTGTCGGGTTTGACGCAGAAAGCGGAGTTGGGCGGATAGTCCCAATAACCTCGGCAGTATAGGCTGCGTCTGGGCTCGGGCCGACGATGACGATCTGATCCGTGATCATCGCAAACTGCGACGGCACGCCAGCTCCTGATGTGCTTGGCCAAGCCACATCAAGAAAGTCTCTGGACACAGGAACAAGCTGGTTTCTTGTTCCTAAGTCAGGGTTTGTCGTCGCGGCGGGGGTTATGGCATTGATGCCATTAACAACGACAAACCGCCCGTTGTTCTGCGGCAACGTAAACGTCCGTGTTCCTACCGTAAGGAGCCCCGTATCCCGCGTCACGGTCGAGAGAAGGTCCAGCTCGCGGTAAAGGCGTTGCTCGGAATAGTCGATGCATGACGGAAGATTGGACACGAAATCCGCGTCCGTAGCGTCGATCACACAAAGGTTGGCCAATTCGGCAACCCATTGCGCGTATGTCAGGGACATTTAGTCTATGCCGCTTGGAATGCCGTTTTGGGTTGAAACGTGCCGAGAACTGGCGCAACAGTGTCGCGCGTATAATTTTGCAGGAATACGTTTTGATAGCAGCCCGGATCGACCTGCCAGCCATATTGAGATTTGAATGAGCCTTCGGAGTAGATGCCGAGGCCATTATATGAATGACAGTCAGGGGTGTTCCCGGCGCTGTCCTTCTCTACGACGATAGCACCGCCGCTCGATTGCGCATCGACGGACAGAATCTGGAATACGGACTGACCGACGCGACCGCGAATGCGCAAGCCTGTCCCAGCATTCACTTGATTGGTCAGAGATGTCGCGTGCACTTCATTTGCGGTGAACAAACCGCCGGCACCGCCGTAGATGCCGCTCAAAACGGTGGCATATCTCGATTGGACGCCGTAAATGTTCTCGCTGGTCAGAAACATTCCCATCGGATTGGTGCCGTAGGACTGCCACTTGCAGGTCTGCACACGCGCAATCGAGGTAGCAAAACAATAAAACGACGCCGTGGCACAAAGACCTGTAGCAAAAACATCATCTATCTTTACTCTTTCCGAGAATGCCGGGTCGTCAGCGGATGGACCCATAAAGACGTGGGTGAAGACTCGTATTGGCGATAGGGTAGAGCCGAGCAGAACCTGTCGCAGCCACGGAGCGTTCGATCCGGTCATATCGATCAGGGGAACGGCGGCCTGTGTCGTCGGCACAATGCATGTCCCGAGGCCGGCCCGTGTTGCCTGCTTTAGATTATTGGCGCCGTCGATTACCCCCTCAAGTCGGAGCGACGCGCAATTCGTCATATCGATGCTTGACGCAAAGATGTACCCAACCTCGTTAATTTGTAGACAGCCACCCTCGGTCAGACTTTGCTTGGCCTGATGGAGGATCGGAGCATTATCGGTGCCATATTGAAACTTTGCACCGCTCACATCGTATGAGGCATTGACGCTGATCTGAACCTGCGTCGGAGAGATGCACCCGACAATCGTTGCCTCCAACGTATCCTGGCCAGCAGCGGCACCGGAAACTGCAAAGGTCTTGCCTTCGTCTAGATTGGTGAACGCGCCAGATGGCGACGTAAAGACATTCGATCCAGCATGAATCGCGCCATCCGCGCCAAAGCGACCGTCGGCCGTGACTGGCACGACCTCGATTCCGTTAGCCATATTTAATATGCTCTTTAGAGAGGGGCGTCTGGTCCGCGGTGACCGTTGATGGTCCCGTAAGTATGGGACACTCGCGTTACAACAGAATTTTTTCTGGATACATAAAGCCCGTTCAGGGTTGAACCCGGAACGACATAGACACCGTATCCGGGCGGGTAATTCGTATTTTCCGAATATATTGTAAAATCATCTAGGGAAATATTGAAACACTGCGTGCCGTCCGCCGAGTCAAGGCAGATGATCGGGGCCTGATAATACGACGAACTATCGAACGAGCACTTCTGGTCGAAGCTGATATTACCCGCACCACATAACAAGACGGCGCTGCCAGACGGCGGCTGCACGCCTGGGGAATGATCGTGCATCTCAGTCTTTTTAAACGTCCAGTTACCACATCCAAATTCAGCGATGCGCAATGATCTATAGGCTGACGGTACGTTCCAAATATTCGAACGTGCAAGCAATACGGTAGTATATGCCCCTCCCGGGGCGCCGCCGAGTGCGTTCCAGAACCGGCATTGGTCAACGTCGGCGTCCTGCACGCCCGCCATATAAAAGGACGCGGCTTGCCAGCTTCCACTAATTTGTACGCGTCGAAACTCAAGAAGAGTGGCCGCCTGCGGTGACGATGGGAATGCAGATGTTTGAGCCGAAAAGATGCCAGCACGCCCTGCGGGAAGCGCACTAGTGCCGATCTGGATATCTCGAACAGAAACGGCCGAGGCGGTTAAGTCCAAGACGGGATAGGTGTCACCGCCTTGAATAATCCGAACGCCCTGACCTGATGGCGGCCCTTGCGGGGAGTCAAGACCGCCGCCTAGCCCTTGGATAATTACGCTGTTCAATCCGGTCGCGTCAATCGACGTGACTTTATATGGGCGCGGGACAATCTCTAATAGACCGCCAGTGGGCTTCAGCGAGGCAAGCGCCTGATTAAATGCGTCCGTATCATCGGCAATGCCATCACCAACGGCACCAAAAACCCCCTGATCCATCCGGACGTAGCCGTAGGATTGCCCAACGGCAACGTTGGCCAGCGATGATGCCGCCATCACCGCTGCCGATCCGGCAAGGAATTTACGCCTAGATAGCATACTGCTCTACCATTTAGTAGTATGGAATCTATTACAATTTGAGTCGGTGTCAACGGCGTCTCCTTGCCGTCAAGCCACCGAAAGCGCTGCAAGTGGATGTAGTAAACTGCGAAACAGCCACGGCATAGAACGTCGTCGTGGCATTAAGGCTTACGCGAATTGGGCCGACCGGTGTGGATGGTGTGAGGCCATTGTTGAAGGCTGTAGTGTTATTGAGAAATACGCCATTGATCTGGAACGCAGCGCCATTTGGCGTAGCGCTTGTGGTCGAAATAGAGCCGACAATATAATTGACGGTGGTCGCCGCATTGCCGGTAAATACGATTGCTGCATTAAGGTCCCAATCGCCAGGAGACACACTTAACGTCGTCACATTGGAGCTTCCGCCGTTTATCAACGCAATAGCGCTACCAACCGGAACAATCGATTGGATATATTCACCGACATATCCGGCCGAGGTAGAGTCGTTCGTATTCGTGCCCTGAAGGCCAACGCCGCCGGTCCGGCTCAACTGGCCAGACGCATTAAGAGTGACGCCGGAATCCTGAATAATGGTGCCGGCCGTTCCGTTCCATCTAACAAGTGCGGTATCGGTAGAGCTTGCCGGTCCGGTGATTGTGCCTGCGCCGGCCGGCGTAGCCCACGTTCCATCTCCGCGCCAGAACGTATTGGCGGTCGCATTGGAGCCGCTGTTTAGATTCGTAACCGGCAGATTGCCTGTGACTGCCGCCGCCGAGGCCAGATTGACGGCGCCGAAGCCGAGCGCGGTGCCCCCGCTATTGACGACAAGCGCCTGATTGGCGACGCCCGTGATCGCGGCAACGTTAGCGGTTGCCGTACCGCTGACGCCTACAACCGATAGTCCAGTGACCTGCTGAAACTTCGCAAAAGTAACGGCGTTGTTCGCAATGGTCGCTGTACCGGACGAGCTGAGCGTAATGTCGCCAGCCACGGTTTTCGGCAGAGGGTCACTCGACGCACCCTGCCCTACCATCAACTGACCGGCAGTTGGGACGGCCGAAACCGTCACAGCCGACGTTCCGTTACCGATCAGGAACCCGTGGGCGGCGAGCGTCGTGGTCCCTGTCCCACCATACGGGACCTGGATTGTGTTTCCGTTCCATGTGCCGCTGACAACGGTGCCGACCGTTGTAATGTTCGACTGGACGGCTAGCGGAAGCGTTTGGCTCAGCGACGGGACGCTAGACGCACTTGTCGCAAGGATACTATTCGCGGCGGATGACGTAACGCCGACGCTAGACGTACCGTTGCCAAAGATGATTCCGTTTGCCGTCAGTGTGCCCGTGCCCGTACCGCCACCGCTGACACCCAGAATGGTAAATGTTGGGTCCAGCGCAGCGCCTTGAGCGACGAGGGGCAAGCCGGATGTCGCGGGTCCTACTAGATTGACTGGGCTCGTACCGTTTCCGACAATGACCCCGTGAGCGGTAAGATTGCTAGTTCCGGTGCCGCCATATGGAACGGTAATGATGCTGCCGTGCCATGTGCCGGTCGTAATTACCCCCGCCGACGTGATGTTCTGTTGAACGGCAAGGGGCAGCGTCTGAGAGAACGACGGCGTCCCGCTTGCATCGGTAACCGCAACTGCATTGGCGAGAGAATTGGTGACCTGAAGCGAATTGGTCCCATTGCCGTAAACAAGACCTTTGGACGTGAACGACGTCGAACCGGTTCCGCCGTATGGGACTTGAACAGTGCTGCCATTCCACGTTCCAGAGACAACGATGCCCACGGTCGTGATATTGGACTGGACCGCAAGCGGCAGAACCTGAGACAACGAAGGAACGCTACTGGCATCGGTCTGCAGGATAGAATTTGCAGCCGCAGCCGTTACCCCTACAGCAGACGCGCCCTGCCCGTACACGATGCCGTTACTGGTGATCGTAGTCGTGCCCGTGCCGCCCCACGGCACGCCGAGAATGCCACTAACCGACGTTCCGCCGGCAGAAAGATTCAGGGCGCCGAACCCCATGGACGTGCCGGTAGATGCGACGCGGACAACCTGATCCGCTACGCCCGGGATGCTCCCCGGAATGGCACTGGCGTCCGTCGAATTGCCGATGACTGACAGGGCCTGCGCAGTACCGACGCTGCCACCAAGCCCAATGACAATTGTCGAACTGGAACCGTTATCGGTTAACGTTAGAAGTCCGGCAACCGCCAACTGACGCGATCCTGGAAGGTTCGTCGCCTCGTTGGTAGCGGTGACGTAAGATACATTGGTAGTCGGAAAGGTCGATACCTGATCAACGGTCGCGCGCCTGTCAACGCCGCCCTGATTGATCCAGAGATATTCCTGCCCGCCCACGGATGGGGCAACAGGCAGTTGCAGCATTGTGGTAGCGGTACCGGCCATTTATTGCTGAGCCTGGGGCAATGGGAAATCCGGAGGAGCCAAGTAGGACTGCGACGGATTGGGGGTCGGCGTGATCTGAATTTGCATCGTCAATGGAGAACCATCTGCCGTAATCATGATAAGGCCGGTCGTGGTCTTCATGTAGCTCGGCACTTCCGCATTGAACGGCTCCGGGAACGAGAGTTGGATCGCAATCGGGTCCGGCGGAAGAATGATGGTCTTAAGAAATGGCGATGGACGGTCGTAGCAGGTATGGCACACGTAAATGTTCAGTGGCTGTAATTGCAGGCCTTGCCACTGAACCTGATTGCGCAACTGGTTTCTGTTGTAGCGAAAGCCGCAACGCTGGCAGATTCCATGCGCTGTCGGCTTGGTCGCGGAAACTCGCGCCCTTCCTGTCGGATGGAGTGGCCCGGACATTTACCAGCCTCTATAGGCTCCAAGAGCCGGCGTGATGTTCAAGCCTACGTTTTCGACATCAGTTGTGGCGGCAATGGCCCATGCCTTATCAGCATCGACCTTTCGAATTGCCTCTCTATCCGGCGCATAAACTCGCGATAACCGATAGGCGACCTCGGCGCACAAAGCATCTAGAAACCGATACGGAACATCCGGAGTTTCGCCACTTGGCAAATTTGCATCTTGCAATTGACGAGCTAATTGAAAATAAGCCGTATACGTCTGTGTGTCGTCAGGCGTTAAATAGAAACTGACGGTTGGTTGTTGGGCGCGATAATACCAATACGTAGAAGGGAACCCTTGAGATGTTTTGTTTGGGTAGCTCGCGTATTCGTATTGGGAAACCGGCCAAATAATCCGGTCTTGCTGACTATCTCCAGTACCAGTCCTAATGAATGCCGATAAAATCATTACTCCGCGAGTTGGAAAATTGTACGTTGCCGTCCCAGAGACCAATGAAATTGTGTACTGTTCTTCCGCAAATTGGTTTGGTATCAAATTCGAAAATTGCACCATCGCGAGATTAATAGCGTTGCGCCCGTCCGCAATATGTTCAGCAAGCAACGATGTTCGACGTATGCCACAGCGAGAGAACCCTTCAGTCAGGACATCGATATTTGAAAGTCCGAAATTATAGGTCCCGCTGGAGGTCATACGGCGCACTCGTCAAGATATTCAAATCGCAACCCCCTTTTAGACTTAATGCCCTTTATCCAATTGATGATGGAGGCTGTGTCTGTATTATAAAATAATGCGGCATCTGTTACGCTGTTAAATTGCTTACCGTCAGTAACGCATTTGACCGCGCGCCTACGCGCTTCGTTCGCCTTACGGGCGTTAGCTCTCAGTTTTTTCTTAGTCTCGTCTGTGACCATTCTTTCTGGTCGGAATTGCCAGTTCTCAGACAACCGGCGCTTGATATCTTCGGCATTTGGGCCACTAAGCCACGCCGCTGGCCTGCCCTTTTTAGCTAAAGACATTTTTCTTTTTGATTCCTCGGAAAACTTAAGTCCCTTTACTCCACCCCCACCGGAGGTAAGGTTATATTCCGGTCTTAAACATTCGATCCATTTTCGCTCACTATCGAGCGCCGAGAAAAAACATGAACAAGTTTCAATTGTCACAAATTCAAATTCATCTGCCCCATATTTACGAAGGGCCGTATAAAATTTTCCACTCATGCCACGCTTGGCATTTGCCAGATGTTTTTGTCTACGCGCCGATGTGCCCTTTTCCGTTGCGCCAACGTAAATTTTTCCATTAGTTAAATTGACTGCGACATAGACTACGCAATTTGCCTCTTCGTCATTTCCAACAATTTTTATCTCTGAATGACGTTCGCGCAAATAGTCGCGCGCGCTTCGCCTCACGCCGCATCTGGCAAAGCCTTCCACCAGCACGTCGGAATTCGACATGCTCCAGCTATACGTGCCACTCGATGTCAATTTGTGGTGAAGCCCTGCAGTACGGCAACACTAACGGTGCCATTGACCGCGCTGATAATCGGCCGAATTTTCGATATCGGCGTTGAAAACGAAAGCGTACCGCTACTGGTCGTGCCGGGCCCAAGCGTGGCCGCGTCGTACCAGTTCGACGCTGAATCAGACGTCGTGAGCGGGTCCAGGCTATACTGCAACTTATACGTCGCAGTGTTGCTGAGAACCACGCCGACATTAGCATTGAACGGAACGATAGACGGATCGAGTCCAATCGAGGACATCGTGCCCGTTCCGGTATAGTTGAGGTATTGCTGGTAAGGCATCAGGGATGCAGCTTTTTGAGCGTCTTGGCCAAAACAGCGCGACGGCGCAACGTCGGATTGGACGAGTGCGCCGCCTTATTCAGTTTCTTCGCCGGGATGGTCTCGCCTTCCTTGACGTGCAAGGAGCGGCGCAGAGCCCCCGGATGTTTCACGGCGTCCTTGATCCACCCGCCTTGCGCGTAATAGCGGAAATCATGGTCCGCCATTGCGGCACCTAGCGCGCGGCCGACGAGAACGGATGACGCGCGCTACCCGGGGCCATGGGCGACTTATCGGCCCCTACCTTGCCGCCACGCTTCAGCTTGGTCATCGGCTCGCCCTTGTGCATGTTACGCTCATGCTTGTGGACGGCCATCTTCACCGAACCACCAGAGGCCTTGCGGTCGAGGC